GTAGTATAATAAAACATATCGAGTAGTTTTATTTTTCTATTTGTCAAATATTGTCTGGCAGGATGATCTGGATTTAATGTAGATATCTGCGGTAATCTAATAGAATGTGTTGTTGGAATTTTTTCAACTTCAATAGGTACCGAAGTCGCAATCTCCTGCTTATTTCGCCATCGCTCAAGTGAGTATTCGTTGGCTAGAACTGGAGAAATCAATTCAAGGAATTTTGATATGTTATGTCCTACACCGCAATTATGACATTTAAAAAAATAATCATTATTTTTCTTGAAAAAGAATCCTCTGGCTTTTGCTTTATTTTTTTGAGAATCTCCACAAAGAGGACATCGACAATTTGCCAAATCGTCCTTCTTCCACTTGAATCGTTCTAATTGTGGAGAAACCATATTGATGAATTTTTTATCAAGATATGCAGTCATTACATTGTCCAATCTGCTGTTTTAGATGATCCAAATTTTGCAGTGAAATCTTTTTTTCCATAACCAGATCCAAAACCACTATCCTCATCTTCTTTAATATTTGCATTAATCAAAGGATCGAATTCACTGTGAGCAACATCGTAGAATTTCATTTTGGAATAATTCAATCCCACAATAAATTTTTTGTTTGTTGTTTTGGTATTATATCGATTCTTTAACTGCTTAACTAGAATATGTCCTGCTCGTTCTAATTCTTCTGTGGTGATTAATGCAATCATCAAATCGGCAGTAGCTGGAAGTCCAAATGATTCTGCAGTGTCCGTCAAGTCTACGTCAGTTGACGAAAATCCCTGTCTGTTGGTTTGAGTGGCACTAATGATTGGTATATCTCTTTCCATAGCCAATCCTCGCAATTCTTCTGCTATGGCTTTAATATAGGAATAGGAATTTACATTATTGTTGCCTGATTTAAATCGAGACGAACAACATATGTTAATATAATCAATGAATACAATATCTGGTTTAAACTCTTTTTTTAACCATAGTTCATCCATCAATACTCTAAAATGTCCAGCATTAGCAGATGAAGTAGGATACTCTTTAACAATTAATTTTCCGCTAATTCCACGAGTATATAATTTAAGACGCTTTTCATACATTTCTTTAGATAAAGTACCAAGATCATCCATGGAGATATCCATGATGTTTGCATCAATTCGTTCGGCAATTCTTTCTTCCGCCATCTCTAATGTAATATAAAGTACATTTTTATTTTGTAAAAGACATGCCGCTGCATGGTGGCACATGAATGCACTTTTTCCTACTCCAGTACCGGCCATAAAAATATTGAGTGTCTTTGAACAAATTCCGCCCTGTGTAATAGTATTGAACATCTCAAGATCAAAGGCAATTCTTTTTTCTACACGATGATAAAAGTCAAATCGCTTCTCGTAATCTTCCAAGTAATCATGACCGACATCTGTATCAAATGATACAGACAATGCCTTAGAAAGAATCTCAGGCAGTGCACTAGGACTTCTGGTTATATCCTTCCCATCAATAATCTTTATGGATTCTAGGATAGCATTAAATACTGCTTTATCTTTACAAAACTTCTCTGTAAGATCTGTCAGCCATGCAGTGTCTTGCTTGGTTTCTGCGCTGATTTCATCTACAATATCTTTGCATTTACTAAATTCTTCATCAGAAAACGACTTTTCATCTTCCAAAGATATAAGAATTGCTTCTTTAGAAGGTACTCCATTATACTGATCTACAAAGCATTTAATAGCTTTAAAGATAGCGCATTCTATGCGATCATGAAAGTATTCTTCTGCAATAAACGGTATTACTTTTTTACAGAAATCAGAATTTGCCAGCAATCCAGAAAGAATTGTTTTTTCTGTTTGGCTCACTTTTTGTCCTTGGTGTCCTCAATTACTTCTTCCACCGTATCTGATCCATACAAAAATTCCTTTGCTGCTGCTTTTTCCAAATTTTCCATAACTGATGCAGTGAAATATTTTGTAGGATTCTCGTTGATGGTCTTCTCAAATGCAGTGGTTCCATCTGGAAGTTCAATGCGAGTAGATACTTTCTTAAAGATACCATGCTTCAATGCCAACTCAATTAATCCAAAGTATTGATTTAATCCAGTATCGTAATTTAATTGAACATCTACCACTTTATTCTCTTTTGTTAAGCGAGATTTATAGAGTTTGCAATGAATGATATTACCTACTACTTCGTTATCAATCTTATCTTTTCGCTTAGACAGCAATAAAATAGTAGATGCTGCGTACTTCAATCCTTGTCCACCAGACAGTTCTGCTGTGGGATACATTGATCCCATACTTTGATATGTGTGATTTGTGAGAATCATTGGAATATTTGCAACACCCAGCTTTACAGTAAGAACACGGAATGTTCCTTTGATGAGTTGTGCGCGAGTCATATCCTTTGTTTCTTTGCCTTCTGCCGTGTCTGTGATTTCTTTGCTAGTCGAAAGCATTCCAAGAGAATCCAATACAATCAGAATCTGTTTTCTCTTTGATTCTGGTTGTGCCAAATGATTATCTACAATTGTAATAACTTGATGACGGAACTCTTCCACTGTTGATACAGGAAAGACTGCAATGCGTGTAGGATCGATTCCGCGACCCTTAAACATATCAGAAGTCACTGCTTGTTCTGAATCAAAGTAAAGAACAATAGAATCTGCATTATCTTCTAGAAACTTAGAAACAATTCCAAGAGCAAAGAAGGTTTTTCCTGTACTGGTTTCTCCTCCCAATGCCAGAATTTTATTGTTGGGAATTCCTTTATACATGGAACCAGACAATAATGCATTTAGGATATAGCATCCAGTATTCACATACCCAGTAACATCTGATCCATCTAATCCATCGGATACCAGAGATGCGAATTTATTACCAGATGATTTGATGAGACCGCTTAAATAATCACTCATTAATATTCTCCATAATTTTTAACTGATCAGAGATCAATTCTATTTCTGACTCACGACTCTTAATACTAGAAAGTGTAGAGTGTTTATCTCTAATCATTTTCTTTACTTCTTCTACCAATTTATCTCTTCGTTCTAAGAGAATATTGGATATATAAGTTTTGCATAATTTTATCATGATAGTCTTAGATTGGGTACTCCGATATCATTAGATGGCATTACGATACCAGAACCAAATGCTGTGCTATATTGATTTTCTAATTCAACAATTGGATCTGCCATAAACAAAACAGCATCACACGGCACGGTGATTCCTTTATCCTGCTTCACAGAACTCATCCATGGAAGAATAGCCAGATTACCATCATAACTTCCTGATTTGTTTGGCACAGGAACCAACATACACGGATTCTTTAGATTATAAGAACTTTCTTTATCTCCTGTAAAGTTAGTCTTAACGCTTGCGATCAATTCTTCTCCACTACGCATTTTCAATATTTTAGTAGCCATATTTCACTTTCTTGTAAGGGGTTCATCATAGATAGGCAAGTTGCCTGTATTAAAAAATTAAAATCATCAAACAAATAATGAATCAAGAGATGCTCGTTCTTGTGCCGTCCAACCAATTGCATTGGTTATTGTTTCTATTGGATTTATGAATGATTTTTCAAAATGCATATCATAATCAATATATTTATGTGCATCAAATTCAGGTGGAAGAGTTGTTGTAAAACCAATAACAGCGTCTCCTATTGTGTTAGGAATCTTTAAATGAACAAACTTCATTTTTTCGCCTTCTCCAATTTCCCTATATTTACGTCCAATATTAAGAGATTTTACAAATCCATTATGCAGTAATGCTGCCTTTACCGCAATAGGTGTTCCTTTTTTATATCGAATTTTTGCATCTTTATAATGATCTAATCGAGAAACAGATCTAGGAAATGCAATCTCTTCGGCGGATAATCCACCAAATACTTTATTGGTCTTTTTAATAAACTTCTGTAGAATGGATTCGTCGCCAGAAAGAATGATCTCTACTGCTTGTTTCAAGGCTCCACGAACAAATGCAGGTGTAGATGATCTTGCTGTTTCAATACCCATAATCTTAATCTTTGGAGAATGATATCGAACTCCTTCACTATCCCATACAGAAAGCATATATCGCTTCTTGGCAGTCCACACGCCCTTCTGTGCTATTACTTCTCTTCCCATGACCATCTTATTAGAGAACGCATTCATGGAATCTGCAAGTAGCGCAAATTCTTTTTCAATGCATGGTTGAATGACTCGTTCGCAGAATTTATTTAAAAAGTCTACAATTTCCTCTGGAGATTGTGTGGGCTTGCAAGTATGTTTTACAACAGATCCTAATCGCAAATAAACCGAATCTGTATCTGAGGCTATTACATAGTCTTCGTTCTCTGTTTTCAATATACGATTAAGTAATTTATTCAGTGCATCTGCAATCCATTGAATACTTAATTGTCCAGACAATGTAATGGCTTCTGCAAGTTCCACATCAAAGAATCTAAAGTATTTATTTCCACAGGCACCATAGCAACTATTTAACTGAATCTTACGACATAATTGAAAATTCTTATATTTAGAAATTTCGTATTCAATGCCTTTACGGGTAGAGATAGGAGAATTTGGTGGCAATTCTTCTAACCGCTTCTGTGCGCCAATCATCAACTTCTTGAATTGTTTTCGTTCTTCATACATCTTATCCATTAATTCAGGAAGGAATCCTTGTTTTGTTTTAATGTATGCAACACCATTAGCAGCAATTGAGAGGTTGTCTGTTTTTGCAGTCTTGAGATACTCCACGGGATCAATAGAACTTTTTGTTACAATCCCACGATTATTTTGCAGAATACAATCGGGTCCTATTTTCCCACGACTATATGATTTATTTTCTGATTTTGTTTCTGGTGATAAATTATATTGCATGATAAGATGCGGATACAAACTTGCCAAATCATAACTTACTACCCAATCATGCATTCCTACTAGCGGATCTTTTACGTAGGCACCAGCATATGCCTCATCCTTGTCTGCGGATTTTTTCTGTGGAACGACCATACCTTTGGACATTAAATGATTATGAATGATTGAATCCCATGTCTTGA